CCAATTCAACTGCAGTTGAAGGTTTTGACGGAGGTATTATCTTCCAACAAGGTTACGTTTTACGTAAAATTTCCAAATTTATCTTAGGGTCAGACGAAGATGGTTTGGTTCCAGTGCCAGTCTTCTACGACATCGAATCCAAAAAGATCGTTTTAGATACGTTACCAAAAGAATTGCGTGACGAATACAAAGAACACACCCTGTAACCATGACACTATTCGATTGGCTCGAGCAAATCACTGTGAAGAAACAACCAGCCTCCACATTCAGTGAGGAGGACTGGGGTTCCTTCCAGCCATATATGATCCACAAGTTCATATCCATGAACATGGACTATATCGAACTAGCCAATTACGTTCAAAAAATCCCACACGACCAAAAGAAATACATCTACACTGCATACTGTAATTTAATCCCAAAACGTAAGGTATGGTTGAAATGGGTTGGCAAAACTAAAAAATCCACCACACCCGAAGCAGAGCATATCGCTCGCTACTACGAATGTAGTTTAAGCGATGCTGCGGAATACATGGAACTGCTAGGTAAACCTGGTGTAACCGAGATACTATTAAAAATGGGCATAGACAACTCAAAACCTGAAAAAAATGCAAGAAAACCACGAAAAACAAAATAGCCGCACCGTCCCAACCACAGACTATGTTGTGGATTCAGTAATAGACAAATTCATCGAACGTGCACAATTCGGCCGTGAAAAATATGGTGTTGGACTAGACCGCGAAGACTTGACGTTACCAAACTACATTACACATTTACGTGAGGAATTAATGGACGGTATCTTGTATTTGCAAAAAATGGAATCCATTCACAATGAACTGTTGCGCGATATAGTTGAACTGAAACAACTCGCAATTGAAATCCCGTCATACGAAATGGCGGGCGCATTGAGAGACTTTGAGCGCAAGTTGCAAGAATACATTTCCCGTTAATATTTATACATAAACACACATGAACCCAAAAGACACAATCACCGTAGACGTTCCGTTATTCATCCGTCTATTAGAATACGCTAGAGAAGACGCAAAAACGGACATGGACCTACACAATGTTGCTGAACGCGCAATCAGTTTAAGCGCTGAAGGTGAATGTTTGGGTATGGAATCATATGATTCTATTGTTGGTCAATCTGAACAATTAGCAGAAATGCGTAAAATATTTCAAGTACGTGCTGGTATAATTAAATAATCCAGTACTGCATAAAAATACTTAAAAAGCTTGGCTCTGCCAGGCTTTCTTTGTATATTCCGGTTATGGCTAAAAAGAAACTACCCCAAATTGTACAGGACATTCGCAACTACAAACAGAAAGACATGGACTGGGCGAACGAGAAACTCATTTCGTACTCGCAATTATCCATGTACAACGAATGCCCTAAGAAATGGTCGTTAAATTATGTAGAGGGACACAAGCAATTCAGCTCAACCATCCATACAGTATTCGGGAGTGCCGTGCATGAAGTAATCCAACACTACTTAACCGTAATGTACGAGCAAAGCGCTGCTGAAGCGGACCGCTTAAACACATCAGAAATGTTTGAGGAAGCACTCCGTGCTGAATACAAGACACAATACAAGAAAAACGGTAACCAGCACTTCTGCACACCGGAACAACTACGTGAATTTTTCGATGATGGAATTGAAATCATCCGTGATTTCGCCAAAAACAAATCCAAACATTTCTCTAAACGTGGCTGGTATTTAGTTGGGTGTGAGGTACCTGTATCCAAAATTCAAAACCCATCATTACCCAATGTTGTATATCAAGGTTACCTTGATGTAGTAATGTACCATGAACCAACAGATGTAATTAAAATCATTGATATTAAAACATCTGGAAATGGGTGGCGCGACAAGGAGAAAAAAGACGAGAACAAACAATTCCAGCTTATACTATATAAGAAATTTATATCTGAACTATTCAATCACCCAGTAGACAAAATTGAAATTGAATTTTTCATTGTGAAACGTAAACTATACGAAAGCGAGGATTTCGTTATTCGTCGCATTCAAACGTTTTCCCCTCCATCGGGTAAAGTTAAACTAAACAAGGCAACTCAGTCAATCGATACATTCATAAGCGAAGCATTTGATTTGAGTGGATACAAAAAAGTGGAACATAAACCCACTGTAAACGATAACTGTAAATGGTGTCCATTCCATGGTGTACATTTATGTAGTGCAACATATAATAATTAAGTTATGCCAGACAATAAAACATTAATACTCGAACAATTCGAACATCATAAAGGTGAGTTCATCATTATGGGAAATAATGTAGTTAGACTAGTTGCCATTGGAGATGATGGTGAAGACTATTATTGGGTAACATATGATGGTAGAGGAGTTCACTGGCATTCATGTGTGGGTGGATTTGTAGTACTCAAAAACAAAATCGACGAACGTGACTACAATGAATTCATTCGTATAGCCAAACTAAACCATTTTGACCAAACCAACGACGAGTGGAGTGATGCTCATAAAAAACAAGTGGAATATTTACCCGAAGACCACACATATTTGGCTGGGGTGTGTTGGGATATGAACTAATCCAATCCCTTTACATATGTATATCCGATAATAAATATATAAAACATGAGCACAGCAAACCAACAATTAACATCCGTAAAAGTAGACAAAGATCTATTCGAAGAATTCAAAATCAATTCAATCAAAATGAAATTCAGCCTCCAAAAGTTATCTGAACGGGCAATGTTTTTATACAATACTGACCCTGAATTTAGAAAAATGATACATAAAGTTGAAGTAAACTTGAGTAAGCCAGAATAGGTTAGTATATTCCCGTTAAAATTAAGTTATGTTTACTGATAAAACATCGATATTCATTGATAAGGCTAACACTAAACATAACCATGTTTATGATTATTCCTTAGTCAACTATATTAATGCTAAGACTTATATAGACATAATATGTCCACAAAACCATACTTTTAAACAAACACCCAATGATCATCTTAATGGTCATGGTTGTAAAGTATGTTCTGGGTGGGGTCAAATTAAATTTAATCCTGATGAATTCATAAATCGAGCAAAGGAAATACATGGTGATCTATATGATTATTCAAAGTCTGAATATATAGAGCATAATACTCCCCTTATAATAATATGTCAAGAACATGGTGAATTTGAACAATCTCCAAAATCCCACTTAATCAAAAAATACGGGTGTCCTAAATGTGGGATATCTGTAAGGGCAAATAAGTTAAGGTGGTCTTTAGACAAATTCATCATTGAATCCAATAAAGTACATAGGGGAAAATATGACTATTCAAAATTTAAATATATTACATTTGGGAGTAAATCTGAAATACTCTGTAAAACTCATGGTTCATTCCTCCAAACCCCAAAAGACCATATCATCCAAAAACAAGGATGCCCCAAATGTGGATTATCTAAAGGCGAAAGCATCATCCAGTATTATCTTATAGACAACAATATCCAATATTCCACCCAAAAAACATTCCCCGATTGTATTAATCCCAAATCAAATAGAAAATTAAAATTTGATTTTTTCATCCCCCATCTTAATATGTGTATCGAATTCGATGGTAAACAACACTTCGAAGAGGCACCACAATTCAAAAGTGAACTATCCCATATACAATATAGAGATGAAATTAAAAATAAATATTGTCTTGATAACCAAATCAGTCTTATTCGAATAAAATATTTGGATATTAAAAAAATAAGTAGTATATTAGACAATATATTTAAACAATAAAACCAAAAACCAAGTTATATGTCAAACAATTTAAAATCTACTCGTCGTCACGTTGAGAAAGAATACCGTCGCAAGATTCTTCTCATCGCTGACGACATCTAAGTTAGAGTATTCTCTGGAGTGGCTACTGTCGCTCGCGAACTCGTAACAAACACATGCCATCACTACAATTATGTTTGTATTGGTGGAGCTATCAACCACCCTGAAGCTGGTAAACGTTTAGATCTATCTGCAGATACCGCTAAAGTATCTGGTGTTGAAGATGCATCTGTATTTTTATACCCAGTGAGTGGGTATGGTGATGCTAATTTGATTCGTACACTATTAAAAACTGAGAAACCGGATGCTATATTATTTATAACTGACCCACGTTACTTCGAATGGTTGTTTGCTATTGAGAATGAAATCCGTAAGCAAATCCCAATGATTTATCTTCAAATATGGGATAGCCCAGTGCCATACCCACTATGGAACAAATCATACTATGAATCATGCGATATGTTATTGGCAATTTCTAAACAAACCAAAAACATAAACAAGGTTGTGTTAGGTGATATCCCATACACTGATATAGACAATGCTATATCTAATTTTGAAAGTAATGATTCAAATAGAAATACTCCAATCCTACTATCCTACCTCCCACACGGTTTAAACCACAACACATTCAAACCACTAGACAAAACTACACCTGAACTAGTTGAATTTAAAAATAAACTATTCAAAGGAAAGGAATATGAATTTACATTATTCTTCAATTCCAGAAATATGCGCCGTAAACAAATACCAGACGCATTATTAGCATTTCGTTTATTCTTAGACAAACTAACACCTGAACAAGCGCAAAAATGTGCATTTGTATTACATACAGAACCAGTGAGCGATCACGGTACTGATTTAGTTGCTGTAGTGGATTATTTGTTGGCTGATTATAAATCAAACATTTATTTCTCCACTGACCGTAATTCACCTGAAACAATGAACTTGCTGTACAATTCAACAGATGCGCAGATTTTGTTAAGTAGTAACGAAGGCTGGGGACTATCACTTACGGAGGCGATATTAGCTGGTAAGCCAATCGTAGCAAACGTTCAAGGTGGTATGCAAGACCAAATGCGATTTGAAAACGAAAACGGTGAATGGTTAGATTTTACAGCTGATTTCCCTTCAAACCACCGTGGAACATATCAAAACCATGGCGAATGGGCATTCCCTGTATTCCCTTCAAACATTTCCATCCAGGGTTCACCTAAAACACCGTATATTAGTGACGACAGATGCAAACCTGAAGACGCGGCTGAACAAATATTCAACGTATACTCACTTGAGCCAACCGAAAGAAACCGTAGAGGTTTAGCCGGTAGAGAATGGGCACTAAACGAGGCTGGATTTACAAGTGAAATCATGGGTGAACGTGCCATAAAAGCAATCGATGTATTATTCGATACTTGGGAACCTAGAGAAACATTTGAATTAGTAAATGCTACTTCGTATACTCCAGACACAACTAGAAACACTAAATTAATCTACTAAAACAAAGTTATGAGTTCAAATAAACCAACATGCGTCTTTTATGGCGCCGTTGATACCTACTCAGGCTACGGAGCCCGTGGTCGCGATATAGCTAAAGCATTAATCGACATTAAAGGTGAAGAGTGGGACATTAAAATTATTTCATGCCGTTGGGGTAATACACCTCAAAACTTCATCGACGATAACCCAGAATGGTCATTCTTAAAAGAATATATTCTTCCAAACCCACAATTAACATACAAACCTGATTTTTTCTTCATGAACACAATCCCATCTGAATTTCAAGCAATTGGTGGATTTAATTGTGGAATTACCGCAGGAATTGAATCTACTGTTGCCCCATCTGATTGGGTAGAGGGATGTCAGCGTATGGATTTAGTGTTAGGTTCATCAAAACACACAATTGATGTGTTACGTTCCAGTAAATTCCATAAAGTAGACAAGAATACAAACCAAAACATCGGTTTAATTGAGTGGACTAAACAAGGCGACACATTATTGGAAGGTGTTGACTTAAACACATACAAAGTAACAGACGTTGACTCATCCGAATTTAACCTAGACACAATACCAGAAAAATTCTGCTATTTATTCAACTCAATGTGGGTGGGTAATGCACCAATTGGTGAGGACAGGAAAAATGTTGGTTTGTTAATCAAAATATTCCTTGAACTATTCAAAAACAAGAAAAACACTCCTGCACTTATACTTAAAACCACTACAGTTTCAGCATCGTATACAGACCGTGAAGAATTACTTAAGCGAATCGATGCAATTAAAAAAACAGTTGTAGCGAATACACTCCCAAACATATATTTGTTGCATGGTGAATTTACAGATACTGAAATCAATAATTTGTACAACCACCCAAAAGTAAAATGTATGGTTTCATTAACTAAAGGAGAAGGTTGGGGTCGTACATTATGTGAATTTTCAGCAATAAACAAACCAATCATCACTACTGGTTGGAGTGGGCAATTAGATTATTTAAAACCTGAGTTTACTGCGCTTTTAGGCGGTACTTTAACGCCTATCCATTCATCTGCAGCGAACAATATGCTTTTAAAAGAAGCGAGCTGGTTTAGCGCTGATATTCAACAGGCATCAAACGTAATTTTAGACATGTTCGACAATTACAAGAAATATGCTGAGTTAGCTAAACGTCAGGGTTACCACACTCGAAACAATTTTTCATTCGACAACATGAAAGACAAATTGAAATCCATACTTGACGCACTGCCTACACCAGTTAAACAAGTCTCTTTACAATTACCCTCTCTTAAAAAGATATAATATCTCGAATTAAGTAAAGTTAAAACTCCAAATAAGTTAAATTCAACATTTCCGTATATGTATGATAAAAAATAATATATGGAAATGTTTTATGTTTATAAATTAATATCAAATGATATTACATTTTATGTAGGAAAAGGGAAAAGGACAGAAAGTTATGATAGAATAAATTACCATTTAAACTATTGGATGAATAATAAAAATAAAAAATTATATAATAAAATAAAAAAAATAAATGGTATATTTGATATTGAAATTGTTTTTGAATCAAAAAATGAACAAGAATGTTTAGCCCTTGAAATACAACTGATATCAGAGATAGGAAGGGGAAATTTATGCAATTTAACTGATGGAGGAGAAGGGACATCAGGGTTTAATCATTCCGAAGAAACAAAACAAAAAATATCTATTAGTAAAAAAGGTAAACCTTTGTCTGATGATCATTGTAAAAAAATAACCCAAAATAAAAAAGGTAATATATACAAGTTAAAAAACATACATGAGGGGGTAATAGAAGAACTATATGAAACTAAAACCATTTCAGAGATAGCAAATATGTTAAATCTTTCTTTCCCTACTGTTAAAAAATATCTTGTAAGCAAAAACATGTATGTTTTATTTAAAAATAAACCTAAACCTTCACCAGAACAAAAAAATAAAATGTCCCATTTGATGAAAGACAAAGGAAATAAACCCATCATTCAATATAGTTTAGATGGAAATTTTATTAAAGAGTTCCCAAGCATAACAGAGGCCTGTTTAGCTCTAAATAAACCAAATAGGCAGGGAGATATAACATGTTGTTGCCAAGGGAAAAAATCAACAGCTTTTGGGTTTATTTGGAAATACAAAAATAATTAAATTACACAATAATGCGTAGCAAATTTGAATTTGAGCTAGATGGTAAAAGATGGTATGTGGTACTACCAGAATGGGAAGGAGATAGAGGCGAATTGGAAATGGTTGCAGGAGCAGACGTTATGTTAGATATCTTAGCTGATGGCAACCAAACAGTTACACTTGAATTGTCAGTAGAACCTAAAACATGTTACCTTACATTATTTTTTGACCGTGAAGATGGTGGTGGTGGTTGGTATAGAATAGCAACACGAAATGAAAATGTTGAATTTGAAGATTTAGACGAAATTTGGTTATGTCATGTAACCAAATTCGTGTTTGGTGAACTTCCTCCCCGTATATTCATAAATAAATTAAACTAACAATATGCAAAACGACGAAATAATTAATTGCCCTAAATCAAAAGGGGACCTTTGCTACAAAACAGAGGTATCTAAAGGTATCTATAGTTACCTATCCCTATCCTGTGGTTTCTATTCAAACACATTACTAACCGAAGGTAGTGAATTTTACGAACAAACCATTGTTGGTTTACCTGAGTTACACAAAGAATTAGCGTGGAAAGACCCTGAAACCGGTTTAGTATGGTTCCCAAACCTAATCAAAAATGAACTTGGTATGATTTACGCTGGAGGTACATCAGTAGACAACTGGGGATGGGCAGTAGTAAAACAAGTAGAAATACCTGAATCCGAACAAAAGAACCATCCAATCCCAGGTAAACCGGGAAAATACATGACTCACAAACCAGACATGGCAAACATCAAATACTTCCCAGAGCGCGACTATATCGGTGCACTTGAGGAACTTGGTGTATTACCCAAATAAATAAGAAAGCTTGGCTCAGCCAGGCTTTTTTCGTATATTCATTATTATGAAATTAGCAATTATAGGAAGCAGAACATTTAATGATTATGACGTTTTATGTGATAATCTTGAATCAATGATTAATACTACTACTCTTGTAGTATCTGGAGCCGCTAAAGGAGCAGACTCCATGGGTGAAAGATGGGCTAAAGATAACGGTATTAAAACATTAATATTCCCAGCAGAATGGGATAAATATGGGAAAAGAGCAGGACATATTCGTAATGAAGACATAATTAAAAACTGTGAATTTTGTGTTGCCTTTTGGGATGGAGTCAGTAAAGGAACCATGCATTCAGTATCCCTCTGTAAAAAATATAATAAACAATATAAAATAATTAATATATGAAATTATTAATCGAAGGAATAAGTTTCAACCAAGAAACAGATAGTTTTGATTTTAACTGGAAGAATGATTCTCCTAGTGATTTGATAGGGTTAAAGTTACAAAAATATAACGAATATATTTCTTCTAAACAGGGGTTTAATTTATACTATGCTTATAAATTCAACAAAAACGTTGATAAAAGTTTAAAAAGTTTATTAAGGGATAGTATAAAATATGTAGATGAAA